ACGCGCGAAGACATTGCCGCCATCACCAACATGAAGCTCAGCAGCGTCTGCGGGCGGGTGCGCGAGTTGCTCGACGCCGGTCGTCTAGCGGTTGTCGGCAGCCGCAAAGACCTCGCCACACACACGAAACAGCAGTTGCTTGCCGTCGTGGCGAAGGCGGCCGCGTGAGCCACCACCTCGTCAACATCGCGATGGGCATCAGCCTGCCGGGCACGCCGAAGTGGATTCTTTGCGTCCTTTCGCACCTCGCGACGATGTCGACGGGGAAGGTCGAGACCACGACGGCGGATCTCGCTCAGGCCTGCGGCTTCTCGCAGTCGTGCGTGCGCGACCAGATCAAGCGCCTCGAACGCGCCGGCCTGATCGAGGCTGAGCGTCTGGCCAAGGGCGCGCTCGTCATCAAGGTCAGGACGTTCTAAATGATCGCGCTTGCCGAAGTCATCCACATGCCAGAACACCGCGGCGCACAGCTCGAGGACGGCTACATGCGTGTCGCCAACGAACTGGCGCGCGCGATCACCTGGGCACGTCTGACGTCGAACCAGCGCTGCATTCTCGACGTGGTGATGTGGCAGACCTACGGCTTCAACAAGTCCGTCGACGACATCGCGCGGGCGCAGTTCGCCGCCGAAACGGGTATTGACCCGTCTGACGTCCGGATCGTACTGAACCAACTGGTTGAGCTGAACATCATCACGCGGGGCGAAGGCCGGTATGCACGTTCGTACAGCATCAACAAGCGCCACGCTACGTGGAAGCTGCCAGAGGCGCGCAAGCTCGTGAATAAACCTGGTTATCAGGGGGGAAATTCCCTCCTCAACGGGGGGGAAGTTCCCTTTTTTGAGGGGGGAGATTCCCCGATTGAAGGGGGGAAATTCCCCCCCACAAAAGACAACTCCAAAAAACATAACCAAAAGACAACTCCAAAAGAAAACCTTTCGCGCTCGCTTCGCGAACGCTTTGAGATTTTCTGGGAGGCGTACCCGCGTAAGCGATCCAAGACAACGGCCGAAAAGGCCTTTGCCAAGCTCAACCCGAACGAGCAGCTCTTCAACGACCTGATGGCAGGTCTGGGGCGTGCCAAGACTTCGGAAGACTGGGCGAACCCGAAATTCATCCCGCACGCCGGCACATGGCTGAGCGCTGGCGGCTGGATGGACGAAATCCAATCCGCGTACACCGATGACGAACTTGCCGTGATCCGAGCCTTTAACCAGGCGCTCGGGGAGCGTATCGGCACGGTGGACGAGGCAGTCTTTGTCGAGGCGCGCGCCGGCGCGATCCGCGCATTCATGGGGAAGCTGGCTGCAGACCCTGAGGCATGGAAGCGGTATTTCCCGGCTGTGCGCGACAAGGTCGAGCTGCCTCCGCACGCGGGCTTCGATTACCTGATCAGCCCGAAAGGCTATGGCGACGTCAAGGGGCGCATGGCGATAAAGCGCAATCCGGACGGCACCCGCGCATCGGGCGACTGGGACAAGTCGGCGAGCGGCATCAAGGCGAAGGCGACGGAGTTGGGCATTCCATTCACGGACGAAGACGTAGTGCCCGCCATTGCGGCGCGTGTACGGGCAGCTATCGCAAAACAGGAGCAACAGCAATGACGATCGGTCTCGGCGGTTTGGTTTTCGCGATTTTCCTTTTCCTGAAGCTTGCCGGTATCGGCGCCGTTGCGACGTGGTCGTGGTGGTGGGTCACGTGCCCGCTATGGCTCGGCTTTGCCGTCTGGGCCGTGCTTATGGTGCTTGCTGGTGCTCTCGCAATCCTGTTCAAGGTCTGGGCTCGGTAATGACCAGCCGCACGAACGCTTTGCGCTACCCAGAAGGCACGACGACCGTCGGCACCGCTCGCGTGCGCGAAGACAAGACGGTCGGCCGCAGCTATGCGGAACGCGAGTTGATGCGCCGCACTGTCAATGCGCCGCACAGCACGTTCGACGAGGTTGCCGACGGCATCTCGGAGAGCGTGAAGGCTTCTGCCGCTGTCGCCGCGCAAATCGGCCAGCCTGCGCCGCTCGGCAACGCGATCACACGCCTGACGAAGCCGGCACGCCCGGCGAAGACACCGAAGTACCGCAACACGAAGTGCGAAAGCGGCGGCATCAAGTTCGACAGCAAGCGGGAAATGATGCGCTGGCACGAACTTGTGCAGATGCAGGCGCGAGGCGAGATCAGTGAACTGGAATTGCAGGTTCCGTTCATTCTTGATCAGGGTTTCAAGGCTTTCGGAGTGACGTTTCGTGTCTGGAAGTACATCGCCGACTTCGTTTATCAGAAAGATGGCCAGACGGTAATCGAGGACGTGAAAGGGATCCGCACTCGTGAGTATCTAACCAAGAAACGTTTCATGGCCCGTAGAGGCCTCGAAATCACGGAGGTGAAGTAAATGGGCGGTCGTAAATGGTCAGAGCAGGAAGATGCCGTGCTGCGAGACGTCGGCGCCACCGACGTGACGCTGCATTCGCAGATGCACAGGTTGCCGGGCCGCGAGTGGAATGCCGCGAAGTGCCGTGCGGCGAAGCTCGGGATAAGCCTTTTGAACCGGGTTGAGTGGACCGAAGAAGAGCGTCAGATCTTGCGTGAGATCTGGGCGAGCAATCTGTCGATCAAGATCGGTATGAAGCGCCTTCCGCACCGCAGCTACGCCGCCGCCCGCTCAGAAGCACAGCGCCTCGGCATTGGTGGCAAACGTGGAACGACGGGGCGAACGGGTTATGCATACGTGCAACCCGCTATCGAAGCGGCATTGAAGATTGAGTCACCGCAACGCGCGGATCAATTGGCATCTGCTACCGGCGCCACGATTCGGCAAGTGCACAAGGTATTGCGCGCCGGCCATTCGAAGGTGTTCCGCATCGACGGATGGGTCCGCAAAGCGACGTTTGGCGACCCGGCGGCATGCTGGGCTTTGGGCAGCGCACCAGATGCGCCGCGGCCCGACCCGAAGCCCGCTCACGTCTCACAAAAAGAGTCCGCCGCCCGCGTGCGCGTGCGCCGCGGCCAGTTCAATCCGTTCGCAACTCTGGTGATGCAGGTGGCCGCATGAAGCTCTACCTCGCCGGCCCGATGACGGGTTATCCCGAACAGAACTTCCCGCTATTTCACGCTGAGACGGCGCGCCTGCGCGCGCTGGGCTTCGAGATCGTCAATCCGGCGGAACTCAATGAGGGCAGCGACGGCGATTGGCTCGCATGCATGCGCGTCGACATTGTCCACGTAGTTTATTGCGACGGCATCGCGCTACTTCCTGGCTGGGAGCAATCGCGCGGCGCGGCGATCGAGCACAACCTCATTCGCGACCTCGGTTTGCGGGTGTACATGGCGCATCACTTGATCGGCCTGGCTGGCGAGTTCCCGGTGATCTCGCAGGACGCATTGGTCGACGCGGAGACGGCGTGAAGAAATCAATTCTGATGCTAGTGCTGGCAGTCGTTCTGGCTGGTCCGCATATTCCCGAGCCGTCTTGCTGGATCGCAGCTGCGCTGTGCTTCGTTGCATCGCTCGGCTGCATGGGGAAGGGCGAGTGATGTTGTCGCGAAAGACGTCGATGAAGCGGAGCGGCTTCAAACGCAAACAGACCGATGCATTCAAGACGACGTTTCACACCCAGACGCTGATGCGCAAGGCGGCGATCAAGACGAAGAAGAAGCGCGTCACGGTCGCCGAGGGCGCGAAGTATCTCGCCGCGTGTCGCAACGAGCCCTGTTACTTGCGCGTGCCGGGCGTGTGCCGCCTGAACCCTATGGACGACACCGTCGTGCCGTGCCATTCAAATCAGTCGCGCCATGGCAAAGCAGGTGGCCTCAAGGCAGTCAACGAATTCACCGTGCCGGGCTGCAACCCATGCCATAGGTGGATTGATCAGAACCGCGTCGGCACACCGAAGCAGGTCAAGTTCGACGTTTGGGACGCAGGCTATGAGATGTGGGTGCCCGTGCGCGCTCGCAAGATGGGATTGGACATGCAGGAGGCGATTTGAGATTGCTTGTGAGACTGCGGTTGCCTTCGGCGTGGCGCGCGCGACGCTGGCGGGAAGACTACGAAATATTCGAGTGCGTTGTTGTGCGGCTGCGTGGGCCTGAATCCAATTTCGCGCACGGCGAGCGCGGAGCGACGTACATCCGGGCCGACATCGACTTACCCGAGAAGTACCGGAACGAGAAGCTGCTGGATGTGTGGAATCCGGATGGGACATATCCGGTGGAGGTGGTGGTGAATCACAACCGAAAGACGCTGGCGGCGTTTCTCGCCAGTGGTGATCTGGAGTGGGACGTAAGGGAGAAAGAAGCGTGATTGAGTTGCGCCCGATTACCAGGGATGACGCATTCGAGTTCATTCGCACCCACCATCGCCATCACAACGTTCCAGTCGGCGGCCTCTGGTGGCAGGCCGTCCACGACGTCGATGGGTCAATCTGCGGCGTCGCCGTTACTGGTCGCCCAGTCGCCCGGCCTTTGGACGATGGGCTGACCGCCGAAGTCACGCGCCTTTGTACGAACGGTGCTGCGAATGCCTGCTCAATGCTGTATGCGGCTGCGCGGCGCGTGGCCGTAGATAAAGGGTTTCGTCGTGGACTGACATACATCCTTGCGTCGGAAGACGGCGCAAGTCTGCGCGCCGCTGGATGGAGACTCCTATGGGAGGTCAAGGGCCGCTCTTGGAATTGTCCGGCGCGACCCAGGGTGGACAAGCATCCGACCGAGAATAAGACCGCCTATGGATGGGGTGCATGGCCGAATTTCACCGCTGAACATGAGGCAACCCAATGAGCGCACACGCCTATATCCATTACGCCGACGTCCCCAGCGAACTGACGGCGTCGAGCAGCCAGCGCATTGACAGCGCTACCGGCGCCAAGCTGATCTCGTTCGATGGCTGTCCGCTGACGGGGCAGATCGACACACGCAACCCGGCCGAGCCGATGCGGTTGCAGGTCGAGTTTCCGTTCCCTCGTAGCGCCGAACTGCGCAACGCGTTGATCGACTGGCTAATGCACTGGGGCATTCACTTCACGGTGGTCATGTGAGCGCGCCGGCCGAACGCCGCAAGGGCGGAGAACTCGCAAAGCTGGCCGGCATGTGGTCCAACGAGCAGGCCTTCTGGGATTGGGTGGGCCTGATTCAGGAAAACCCGTGCAATGGTCCGAGCATGGCCGCGTCGTTCATTCGGGCGGTATGCAAGGTCGCGAGCCGCGCAGATTTAGACCACGACGCCGATGCGCGCGCCCGGTTCGATCAACACATCCGTAAGCCCTACGCGAAGTACCGCGCATCGGTGGGCTGTGTATGAGGGCCTACTGGCGCGACGCGCGCGATCCGGCGATTGTGCTCGAGGAAAAACAGAACGAAACCTGCCTAGGCTGTGAGGAGTTGCAAACCAGCCGGTGGTCTGGAACACGGAAATATGTATGCAGCAGTGGCGTCCAGAAGGCATCGACGGACATCTACGAAATGCGGCGCTGCAAGAAATACTCTGACGGGGTGAACATGACGCTGGACCAAAGCGAACAAATCGAAGAACTGCTGCTCAACTGGTACCGCTGGCAGATCTGCCAATCGAATGCCGAGCTGCTCGCGCACTACTACCGCCCCGAAGATCGTACGTGCCGTGGCTACGAGACGCCAGCCGGTGTCGACGAACTGACCGAAGAGGCCTATGACTGGGTCGACGACCAGCTCGCTGCGCAGGTCGACACCGTCATGGATGACCTTTCGCACCGCGGCACGCTGACGGCGGAGATGCGCGCGGCGATCAGCACCAGTATGCGCAACAAGGTGTGTGGCCGTTCTGTTTGGAGCAGTGGGCGCGCCGGCGACCAGCACGAGACGTATCAGGCAGCCAAGGAAAATTTACTTCCTATGTTCCTGTCGCGCCGTCTCGTCAACGTTCATGCGCTCGTGTGAGGGTCAAATATAGTCTGCTTGCGACGGGCGCCAGCGTATATTGGCGCGCCCGATGAGGCACTGCAATTCGGTGAAGTAGAATTATATTTCCCGGTGGCATATCGCCCTCGATCTTATGGCTGGCGTACAAATGGATGCTCTACTCAATATTGGGAAGATTGCAGTCATTGGCGGGGGAATCATCTTTGCCATCTTTGTCCTGCTTGCAATCGCCGGTTTTTTTCTCGAGGCTCAAGAATCGAGAAAGTTGAGGCGCGCTAACGAAGAAAAGCTCAATGTTGTTGAGCAACGTGTCCTAGATGAACCTGGAAAGCCCCAACTGGCGTGGGATCTCGCTCGCGCCAAGCTGGAAAACTATCTTGATCGCAACCTGAGTCAGGTGAGCTCGATTTTATGGCTGACGTACATAGTGATGGTCGCCGGGTTCAGTCTGATCTTGTACGGCTTGTATAAGTCGTTTGATTCCTCTGGTAGCGTAACGATTGCCGTAGTGGGATCGGCATCGGGCGTGATCATAAGCTTCATCGGCGGCTCGTTCCTCCTGATCTATAAATCGATAATTGAGCAATCGAGTAACTACGTCTCAATCTTGGAGCGTATCAACGCGGTCGGGATGGCGGTCCAGGTTTTAAGTGGAATCCCCGATGATCAAGCGGAGTTGAAGCATAAGACCACCGCGCAGCTTGCGAGCGATCTTATTAAAATATATAGCGTGGCGGACACGAAGATGTCGAACACTAGGTCGTCGACAACGCGGCGAGTTAGGAGGCAGCGGTAAACAGGCCCGAGTGCCGGCAAAAGCAGCGGGCAGAACTTTTTTACATCCCCTCTTGTGAAGCCAAAAGAAATAGGCTACATTCATTCCCGGAAAGATGCGTCCGCGAAACCCGCCAGTCGAGAGACTCGCGGGTTTTTTCATTTCTGCTCGGAGATCGACATGGAAGACATGAGCGAAGCCGAGCAGGCGATGCTATTCGAGTGGACGCAAACGACGGTCGACGAAGCTATCGTCGCCGGCCTGATCGTTCCGCCATGGCGGCCAACAGCCGGCCAACACGAGATGCTCCACGGTTATTACATTTCTGGCCTGACGCCCCCTGAGGCGGCGCTGGCTGCGTTTGGCGTGCGCCACTGAAAGCGCCTTCACGCTGCCCCATTCCTGCGCTCTGGTGTTGCGACCGGACGCGGTACACCGCAACTAGCCCGACTGTGCGCCAGCCGACCGGGTGAGAGTGGGGCGACGTGAAGGTGAAGCAACCAGCCGCGCGCGTCGATAGACGGCCACTGCGCCATGCGGGCTGAGAGCTTTAGCCTTCAACTTGTCTCCTCCACGATGAGAGTCGTTGGATTCGCCCGCTTCATGCGGGCTTTTTTATTCCTGCAATAAATCAGTGTTGGTGCGGCCACGCGTCGAACTTCCTTGCACGGCCGCACTTGCAACGTCTCAGGCCGAATCCCCTAACCAATAGCAACACTTCAATAAAGTCATGAAAAAACTGTTCACTGCTTTTGTGCTGTCATTGGCGGCGCTGACGGCTCACGCTCAGGTTTATCCAACAGGTGGACTCCAGTACACCACCAGCGGCGGGATAGTAATCGGATCCAGCACGACGCTGACCACGTCACAATTAAATAACTGGTCGATATTTACTTCCGCGTCCGCTGTTGCCACGTTGCCCGCCAGTTCGTCGACGCAGACCGGTGCAACGATGACATTCATCGGAGGTGGTACAGGCGGCACCATCAAAGGCGCGGGTACGGACAATATAACCAGCGCGCGCACCACCATCGCGAACACGTTTCCCGTGGAAGTGGGCCAGACCGTCATTGTGACGAACGAAGGCGGCGGCAACTGGTACGTCGCGTCCATTGGAAATCAGCCCGCCTCCAATAACTGTCAGAATGTTATGGATTTCGGCGCCGATCCGACAAACTCCGTCAACAACGATTCTGCATTTACCAGGGCGCTGGCCGCGGCACCGACGAACCAGAAGTGTCTCTATTTCCCCACGGGGACATATAAGTTCGGTGCCCAGATTTCGGTGGCGCAGGTGGCCGGACAGTCTTTGACGATCCGTGGAGATGGCGCAAATCAGACGTCCCTGACCTGGCCATCCAATGGCGGCATTTACCTGTCGGCTTCGACAGGTTCCCAGTCGAATGTGTTCCATCTGGAGCATCTGTCGTTGTTGGCGGGAACGGCTGGTTCAACCGGCAATGCCGCCTTTACCGCCCAGAACACCAATACGTCTACGCAGCCGGTTCCGGTCGAATTGTCGACGATCGATGACGTGTCGATCCATGGTGCCGACGGCTACGTGGCCACCGATTATTGGCGGTATGGGGTACTGCTGTCCAATTGGTCGAACGTCAACGTCACCGGATTGAATATTAACGGCGGAGGCGGCGGCGGAGACCTTTCCGGGTACACCGCCCAAGGCATCGGCGTGTACTTGACGGCTTCCGCGCCGCCTTACGGTGTCGTCTACAACTTCACGGATTGCGAGATCAACTATCTGCAGTATGGCATCGAGTACGGTGAGAATATTCAGGGTGTCACCGTCGCCCAGTCGAATTTCACGGGCGGCAAAGTCGGGATATTTGCCCCGTACACGAACAGCAGCACGACGCAATTGACGGTGACGTCGTCCCAATTCAACGAAAGCGACTACGGCATCCTCGATCAGCAGGGTATCGCGTCGACGATGATCGAAAACAACCTGTTCATCATTCCGGTTCCATCAAGCTCCAATGCAGCGATCTCTCTGCAGAGGGTGTACGAAGCGGCCGTGTCAGGGAACGTTTTCGAGGGGCTTGGGAAAACCAACACGAACGGCCTGGTTGTCGGTACGAAGGTCGGACCGGGCGGCGTTGTAACGGGAAATGTGTTCGACGGCCTCAATGCCGCAGTCGTACTTGGAAGTGGCTCCGGTAACATGAATGTCCAGTCCAACGTTTATTCCAACAACACTTCGACTGTGATAAATAGCGGATCGGGCAATACCGTCGGTGGTGGATCGCCTTGAGCTGTCGTTGGCTCTTCATCACTTATTGATCCCTTGCTCCAGTTGTCAGCCGGCAGGCCCGGCAGCGTGACGCGGACGGCTGGAGCATCTGACATTCGTATCCGTGCGGGTACGCGGAACGAGAAAACAGGCGGGCTTGTGGCCGTTCGGCTACGAGCGGGTACGAAAAAAATTGAAGTCGTAGCCTGAGAAGATCAGATCTCATGATGCCCGCCCGGCCACCGCCGGCGGGCTTTTTTATTTACGGTGCATGAATGGCACGTCCACCCAAAAAGATCGACGCCGATGCGCTGATCGGCGAGATCGCACTTGTGCGGTCGTCGATCTGGCAGAACGGCACACGCAAGGTGGCAGCCATCATCACCGATGCGACGACCGACGAAGCGCTGCTGCCTGAAGGCGCTGTCGCGCTAGTGTCGCTCACGGCATTTCCGCCTGGCGCACCGTCCCGCATGATGCGCGACGTTCCGTTTTACGCCGCGCCGCGCGACGAGAGTTCGTTGCCGGCCGCGTGGATCAAATCGAGGGCCTGACATGCTGAAGCTGAACGTGAATGCCGATGTGAAGGGCATCACGGCGAGCCTGACGCGGTATGTCGGCGAGCAGCAGAAAGCGGTCGTGCGGGCGCTCAACAAAACGGCAATGCAAGCTAGAACGGCCGCAGCGCAAGAGGTGCGCGGCGCTGGCTACAACATCAAGTCCAGCGCGATCAAGAATTCGTTTTCCATCACCAAGGCGGCCCAGGGTCGCTTGGTCGTTGTGCTGAAGTCAACGGGTCGCCCGGTTGCACTCATCAACTACGGCGCGCGCCAAGGCAAGAACGGCGTAAGCGTGCAGGTGAAAGCCGGTCGAACCGTTCTGCGTCACGCGTTCATTGCGACGATGCCGAACGGTCACCGCGGCGTGTTCGAGCGAACCGGCAAGCAGCACAAGAAGGTGAAGCGCAACGGCAAAACAATCCGCTCAGGGTTGCCGATCAAGGAACTGTTTGGCCCATCCATCCCGCAGTCGCTCGCCAACGATGCCGTTGAGAAGGCGCTGATGGCGAAGATCAGGCAGAAGTTTCCGCAGATCCTGAAGCACGAGCTGGCGTTCGTCGCCGCGAAGCGATAGTCAACACGCGAAACCACAGAGGGGCGTCCACAGGGCGCCCCTTTTTATTTGGGTGGCACATGGCTTTGATCAGGCTGACCGGCAAATACGCTGTCGGTGCGCATGAGCATGCGATCGTCGACGACGACATGGTCGAATACCTGTCGCAGTGGCGATGGAAGGCCAAGCCAAACGGCAATCGGAACAATGTGTACGCCGTCCGGAATACGACGGTCGACGGGCGCAACACAACCATCCGCATGCATAGAGTGGTTGCTGGAATGGATGCGTCGAACCCTCTTGAGATCGATCACGATAACCACAATTCGCTGGACAACCGTCGAGCCAATCTGGTTCCGGCTACGCGTAGTCAGAACATGCTGAACGCAAGACCGATTGAGCAGATCGGGCACTGCAAGCATTGCGGCATTCCGATGCGAAGGTTGACAACTGCATGTGCCCGCGCAAACACGATGGCATGCAAGCCATGCAAGAACAAGAGGAATGTCGGCTTGCGGTGGAGCGCCGTATTTTTCACACGGTGCAAGCAATGCGAAGCTGCAATCATTGCAAGACGTTCAGGGCGTGAATTCTGCGGCGACACGTGCCGATGTCGTTACCGTGCGGCAATGGGTTACGTGTCTCCGTCCCGCCGATTGGCGGGGCCGGGAGGCAGGAGACCGAAAGCAACTGTCACACCCGCGCAAAATGCGAACGGGTCCTAGAAATAGGATTCGTGTAGGGCGGGAGCGAAGACTCGCGAAAACCGCCCAGCTATGAATTCTCAAAGGTGTTCGCACCCATGCCGAAGGGCGTATCAATTCGTGAGTTCGCGCGGCTCGAAGGCGTGTCAGACACGCTTGTCCGGAAAGCGCTGAAACTCAACAGGCTCAAGGCTTTCGACGATAAATCGATTGACCCTGCACTGGTCGGAACGGCGTGGCGCGAAGGGAATGCGAGGGGTGCGAACCCCAGTGCGAACAGTTCGCACCCGGTTCGCAGTTCGCAGCAAGTGCGAACCCCTCCGGCGATCGATGCCGATGGTGGCGGTTCTCTCGCTGATGCGGCGGGTCGGTTGCTCGACTCGGGCGCCGTCGCGATGGTCGACTATGCGACTGCGTTGCAGAACAAAGAGAACTACCTCGCGTTGCTGCGGCAGCTTGAATACGAACAGAAATCAGGATCGCTGGTCGAGTTGGACACGGCGAGCGCAATCCTATTTGAGGAGCATCGGGCGCAGCGCGACGCATGGCTGAACTGGCCTACCAGGGTGGGACCGATCCTGGCTGCCGAGCTCGGCCTCGAGGCCGATCGGGTAACTGAGGCCCTTACTGCGCATGTCCATAACCAAATCGCCCAGCTCGGCGAACCAGAGGCCAATTTCTCAGAGCGAGAAGGCTGATTGGTTGCGTGCCGCTGTACGACGGGCATGGACGCCGCCTCCGCGCATCAGCGTTCCGGAATGGGCAGACAAATTTCGTAAGCTGGCCAAAGAGGCCGGCAGCACGTCAGGTAACTGGTCGACTGCGACCGTTGAGGTGGCGCGCGGGCCGATGATGGCCGTGACCGAGCCGGGTGTGCATGTGCTCACCACAATGGTCAGCACGCAGTTGTTGAAGACGGCGCTGCTTGAGAACGTCTTTGGCTACTTTGCCCACCTCGACCCTTGCCCGATTCTGCTGCTGCAGCCGAAGGAGGCCGCGGCTGAGCAGTTCAGTAAGGAGCGTATCAGCCCGATGATTCGGGTGACGCCGGTCCTGCGCGACCTGGTCGGCACGAGCAAGACGCGGAACGCCGACGAGACGCTGCTGTTCAAGGCGTTTCCCGGTGGCTTCCTTGCCCTTGCCGGTGCCGGCAGCCCGGACAACCTCGCGCGGCGTCCGGTGCGCGTCATCCTCGCCGACGAGGTGGATAAGTATCCGGTGACTCGCGAAGGCGAGCCGATCGCGCTGGCCGAGGAGCGTACTGCGACGTTCGGCGTCAACTGGCTGTCAGTGCGAGCTTGCTCGCCGACCGTCGAGGACGAGAGCCGCATTGAGGCTAGTTACAAGGATTCGGATCAGCGCCGCGCTTCGGTCGCGTGCCCCCACTGCGGGCACCGCATGTTTCCCGACTTCTTCAAGCACGTTGATTGGGAAAAGCGCCGCGACGAGAACGGGACTGTGCTCGAGCACTTCCCGAAGACCGCACGCATTGCGTGTGAGTCGTGCGGCGAAATCTGGTCAGAAGGCGATCGCCTTCGCGCGCTGAAGACTGTCCGCTGGCACCAGACGCGCGCGTTTGAATGCTGCGGCTCGCGGCATGTACCGCTTGATGCATACGAGAAGGCGTGGCGCGGCCCGGAGGATGGCCGCGAGTCGTCGACCGATGCCGCGTTGTCGGCGGTGTGGGACTGGTGGGCGAGCGACCGCTACGCGGTGTATCGCGCGAAATGTCCCGACTGCGGCGAGTGGCGCGTCGATAACGAGCATGCCGGTTTCCAGGCCAGCAAGCTTTTCAGCCCATGGCAGAAGGACAAACCGTCCGACATCGCCGCGAAATGGTTGGCGGCGGAGGGCGACGAAGACAAGAAGCAGACCTGGTGGAATACCCAGATGGGTCTGCCGTACCGGCCGAACTCCGGTAAGGCGCTGCGCCTCGAGGCGCTTGTTGCGCGCGGCGAGCGCTGGGCCGCGCTGGTGCCGGACGGCGTTGCGGTGATCACCATCGGCGTCGACACGCAGGATTACCGCTTCGAAGTCGAGGTGGTGGGCTGGGGGCGCAACGAGGAAAGCTGGTCCATTGCCTACGAGGTAATCGAAGGCGACATGGAAACGCCTGATCCGTGGGAGCGCCTCGACGCGTTGCTCAACCGGATCTGGCATCGAGCGGACGGCCGCCCTTTCGAGGCGATGGCGGTGTGTATCGACTCCGGCGGCCACCACACTCAGAAGGTCTACGACTTCTCGAAAGCTCGCCTCGGCCGAAAGATCTGGGCGATCAAGGGCGAGTCCGCGGTGAGCGGCAAGCGCAATCCGGTGTGGCCGGTGAAGAAGCCGACCCGTAAGACCAAGGCTTCGTTCCGGCCGGTGATTCTCGGCGTGAACGCGGCGAAGGACACCATCCGTAACCGCTTGCATCTCGAGGCACCCGGGCCCGGCTATATGCACTTCCCGAACGACCGGGACATGGGCTACTTCGAGCAGCTCACGTCCGAGCGATCGGTCGTGAAGGTGACGAATGGCCAGAAGTTCCGGATCTGGGAACTGCCGTCAGGCCGCGCCAATGAAGCACTCGATTGTCGCGTTTACGCGTATGGCGCACTTTGCGGCTTAACGCACCTCGGATTGAAGTTGAACCGGCGTGCCGATCTCGTTGCAGTACCGCTTGAGTTCGACCCACAGGCGCAGACATGGGCGCCCCCGGCACATGCCGAAGCAGCGCCGGCTGTCGCCGCGACGCCTTCGGCCGACGTAAAGCCCGGGAAGAAACGCTTGACGAACCGACTGGCATAGACAGGAAAGCGATGGCTATCACAGATGGAATGAGCAACGTCGACATGCAGTCGAGATTGGCCGCGCTTCAAGCGGCTTATTTCGACCTGTCGTCGGGCGCGAAGATCGTGACGGCCACCTATAACCAGGGCGACGGCACGAAGTCGGTCACGTACCAGCAGACGGACATCGCACAGATTCAACGAAGCATCCTGATGCTGCAGAAAGCATTGGGAATCATCTCTCACTATCCGCGCGCGCGAAGGGTTCTATTCTAATGTCGCTTCTCGTCGATTCTTCCGGCAAGCCCTTCGGGGATGTGCCGGCCGGCGGTCGCGCGCGCGCAGATACTGGATCGATCGTCCCGGGCCACACGCGGGTCTCGAATTCCAGCCTATTTCCGTATGACGCTGCGAGCTATCAGACGCAGGAGATGGGCGATTGGTATCCGTGGATCCGCTCGCCGGATTCGGAAATCAATGTCTCCCGCGACATCATGGTGTCGCGTTCGCGCGACCTCGCGCGGAATGACGGCTGGGCAAGCGGCGGCATCACCCGGATTCTGGATAACACCGTTGGCGCACACATGCGCCTGTCGTCAAACCCGGACTGGCAATACCTGCGTCGATTCAGCAAGAAATTCGACGCCGTATGGGCTGATGAATATCGAAAAGCCGTCGAGGCGCTGTGGCGCACCTATTCGGAAGACCTCGGTCATTACAACGACGTCTCTCGCCAGCTCACGATGTCGCAGCAACTGCGACTTGCGCTCCGTCACAAATTGATCGACGGGGACAGCCTATTCATCGCGCATTGGAAACCTGATCGCATCGGGCGAGGCGCGGCGCAATATGCCACCGCTTTCTTGCTGGTCGACCCAGACCGGCTCTCTAACCCGTATCAGATGCTCGACACGAAACATCTGCGTGGGGGCGTGGAGATCGACGATGATGGTGTGCCCGTCGCGTATCACATCCGGCGCGCGCATCAGAACGACTGGTACAACGCCGTCGAGTCGATGGAGTGGGAACGGGTCGAGCGCGAAGACGACGATGGATGGCGCCGAGTGATTCACGACTATGAGCGTGATCGCGCAGGCCAGAATCGCGGCATCGGCGTTTTCACGCCAGTGCTTGCGCACGCCAAGATGCTGGCGCGTTACTACGGTGTCGAACTGCAGGCAGCAACAGTAGCGACGATCTTCGGCACATACGTGACGAGCCCTTATGATCCGGCGATGGTCGAGGCGGCGATGGACACGAAAGACGCCGACGAGCAAGAGCTGGGGTTCTACCAAGAGTTGCGTTCGGATTGGGCAAAGGACCGACCGGCGATGTTGAACGGAGTTCGCGTTCCTACGCTTGCTCCCGGCGAAGAAATCAAGCAGGTCAACGCCGCACATCCTCACGTTGGGTTTGAAGATTTCGCCCATGAGATGCTTCGTTCGATTGCATCGGCGCTCGGCGTATCCGCTGAGCAGATCACGCAGGATTGGAGCAAGACCAATTATTCCAGCGCGCGCGCTGCGCTCCTCGAAAGTTGGAAGACATTGACCCGCCGCAATACGGAATTCAAGGTCGGCACCGCAACGCCAGTCTATTCCTCATGGCATCAGGAGGCGATGGAGCGAGGCGACCTCGACGACGTGTTGCCGAGGGGTGCGCCCGACTTTATCGAAGCAGCTACCGCGTATTCGCGCTGCGACTGGCTCGGCGTTGCACGGGGCTGGGTCGATCCCACGAAAGAAGCGGCCGGGTCGGTTATGCGTATGGACGGAGGACTGTCCACTCTCAAGAAAGAATGCGCCGAGCAAGGTTTGGATTGGGAGGAAGTCATTGCGCAACGCGCGATCGAAGTCGCTGCATTTAAGCGCGCTGGTCTAACCCCGCCGGAATGGGCTGGCGCGGTGGCTGCCGCAGAAGCCGCGAAACCTGAAGAGAATCCGCAACCCAGATGAAAAACTATCCCTTTGCAGCGGCGCGAATCTTCGACGTGCCATTGGCAATTCACCCGTCGAAAGGACAGGTGATCGCGAAGGCCCTCGCTAGCCGCTTCGGTATAGGCGACATCTCGTTTTCCGGTGATGCGCCCATTATCGTCAAGCCGATGGCTTATGACGAGTGGGATGATGGCCCGAATGATGCATACGCGGAAACGCCCTACGATCTGAGCCAGGGCATCGCGATCATTGACGTGTCCGGGACGTTGGTTCAAAAAAGCAGCTACCTGAGACCATACTCAGGGATGCTGGGTTACAACGCGATCCGACATAACTTCCTCGCTGCGCTGCATGATGACGAGGTCAAGGCCATAGCATTGTCAGTGGATTCGCCGGGCGGTGAAGTGGCCGGTTGTTTTGATCTGTGTGATCTCATCTACAGCGCGCGCAGCGTCAAGCCGACATTGGCGATCCTGAGTGAGTGTGCATACAGCGCTGCATACGCGCTGGCTAGCGCATGCGAGCAGATTACCGTGCCGCGGACTGGCGGGACAGGCTCCGTCGGCGTGATTTGCATGCACATCGACCAGAGCAAGGCGATCGACAAGGCCGGCATGGCCGTGACGATCATCAAGTACGGCGATCGCAAGGCCGACGGCAATCAGTTCAGCCCATTGTCGAAGGAGGCCTTGAAGCGATTCCAGGACGACGTCGACGAGATGGGCGAGCTCTTCGTGGCCACTGTCGCGCGGAATCGCAATCTGCCTGCTGACGTCGTTCGAAAGACGCAGGCAACCACCTTTCTCGGTGCCGCCGGCGTCGAGATCGGCTTCGCCGACGCCGTCATGGCGCCGGATGAAGCATTCGAATCCCTGCTCGCTGAGCTGGGCTGACATTTCCCAAACCCCTAGAGGTATTCATGAGCATTCGTTCCCTTGCGGCGCGCGGGCTGTCGTTCGCCCATCTCGCCGGCCTGTCCACCAAAGCCGCCAAGGCTGAGGATGACGAAGACAAGAAAGCCGCACGCGCTGAAGGCGATAGCGACGACGAAGACGAAGACAAGAAAAACGCGAAGGCAGAAGACGGCGACGACGACAAGAAGGACGACGACGAGAAGTCGAGCAAGGCCAAGTCGAAGGCGGAATCCGACGACGATGAAGACGCCGAAGAAGACGACGACAAGAAGGACGCCAAGGCCGACGACGGCGATGATGACGATGACGAAGAGATGCGCGGCAAGAGTGCTGCCGCTCGCGCGCGTCGTCGCGAACAGGCGCGCTGCGCCGCTATCTTCGCTTCGCCGGCCGCTGCTCGCAATCCGGTGCTTGCTGCCAATCTGGCATTCAAGACGCGGATGACGCGCACGGAGGCGCTCGCTACGCTGGAAGGCACGCCGGCTCCCGCATCGGCTACCCATGTCAACCGGGCCGCTCGGAACCCCAATCTTGGCATCGATGGTGGTGCCAAGCAGTCTCCTCAGCAGGCTTTGGCGGCACGCTGGGATCAGAATCTCAAGGCTGCAAATCCCAACCGCCGCTGATCACCACTTCCGCCTCCAAAGGAACTGAACCATGGGCAACCCCACTTACGCACCGTTTTTGGAGACCTTCCATAACGGCGGCTTTCTCGTCTCGCAGGCCAACGGCCACCAGTCCATCGACCAAGGCACGTTGACCGGCGCCGTCAAGGTTCTGGCTGGTACTGTGCTCGGCACCGTCACGTCTGCACTCACCGCAGCCGCTGCGGCGCTCGGCGTCAATACCGGCAACGGTACGTTCGGCGCAATCACGGCGCAGGCCTTTCCGGCCACGATGATCGGCGTCTATAACATCCTGTTCACTGCGGCGACGGCGTTTACCGTCACTGCACCGGATGGCCAGACTGCAACCGGCTCGACCGGCGTCGCATTCAGTGCGCTAGGTATCGGCCTCACCATCACGGCCGGCGGCACTGCGTTCGTGGCCGGTGACACCTTCACGGTGACCGCTACTGCTACGCCTGGCAATCCGACGGTCACGTCGGCGGCCGGCGGCACGAACACTGGTAACGGTACGTTGGGCTCGCTGACTGCTGCGGGCTATGCCGCCAAGGTCGGCGTCTATGCGGTCGAATTCGACGACGCGACGCACTTCATCGTATCCGATCCGACGGGCGCCGAAGTTGGTCACGGCACGACTGGAGTCGCCTTCAAGGCGGGCGGTCTGTCGTTCACGATCACTGCGGGCGGTACGGCATTCGTTCCGGGCGATTCCTTCTCGGTAACGGTGGCGGCGGGCTCGGGAAAGTACAAGCCCTTCGACCCGGCCAACACGGATGGCTCGCAAATCCCGAGCGGCATTCTGTTTGCCACCAAGGATGTCACGACCGTAGACAAGCCCTGTGCGGTGGTCGTGCGTCAGTGTGAAGTGAATGCATCCGAACTGGTGTGGCCGACGGGCATGAGTGCAGCATCGATCACAGCAGCGCTTGCGCAGTTGAAGAGCCTCGGGATCCAGCCCCGGTAACAAGTAGTCGATCTGACCTGAAAGCCGCCTCCGGGCGGCTTTTTCATTTCCGCAATTCAATAGGCCGCCAACCAGGCGGCTTTTCTTTTTCCCCGAAAGGAACAAGCCATGGCTGGCGAAATTATTGACATCTTTAACGGCGACGCATTCAGCGCGCTGACCCTGTCCCAGGGTGTCCAACGCAACCCCTACCAACCGGGTGCGCTGGGGCAACTGAAAATCTTCGATCCGAATCCGATCCGCACGACAGCTGTGTCGGTCGAAGAGCGCACCGGTACGCTGAAGCTGATCGGATTCAGCGAGCGCGGCACCGAAGGCACGCAGCGCACGACCGAAAAGCGCAAGCTGCGCTACTTCGATGTGCCGCGTCTCATGCACGACGACACGATTCACACGTACGAACTCCAGAACATCCGCGAGTTCCCGGAAGGACCGACCGGCCAGATCGTGACGGTGCCGATGCAGCTGGAGCGTGAAGTCGCTCGCCGTCTGGCTGGACCGACCGGCCTGCTCGCGAGCGTCGAATACACGAAGGAATACCTGCGCCTCGCAGCGGTGCAAGGCCTCGTTCTGAATCCGGCAGACGGCACCGTGCTGTACAACTGGTTCGACGAGTTCCAGATCACGCAGGCGCAGGAAATCGGTTTCAACCTGGCAGCCGGCGCGGCAAACACCCTTCGTCCGACCATCAACGGCGTCAAGCGTTCAATGGCTCGCAAGGCGCAGGGCGCATTCACCAACCAAACGCGGATCATGGCGCTTTGCGGTGACGTGTTCTATGACCAGTTCTCCAACCATCCGGATGTGATCCGCACCTTCCTGAACTGGGAAGGCGCGAAGGACATCCGTAGCGATGCGTTCGGCGACGCGTTTGCCTCGTTCGAATTCGACGGCATCACGTGGGTGAACTATCGCGGATCGGACGACAACACCACCGTCAAGATCGCCGACGACAAGGTGAAGTTCTTCCCGGTGAACGCTCCGGGCATCTTCCAGGAAGTCATGGCGCCGGGCGAGTCGGCGGAGTTCATCAACCAGCCGGGCGCGGCGGTTTATGTGCTTCCGATCATCGATCGTGATCGCCGCATGTGGTGGAAGATGGAAGCGTACGCATACCCGCTTTATCTGTGTACCCGTCCGGAAGTTCTGCTGAGCGGTCGCTCGGAGGCGTAATGCCCGTCAACTGGAATGCCGAGGTCATCGGGCCGTTGATGGGTGTGTTCGGCGAGCCGGTCACATACCGTCCGTTCTCCGGCGGCTCGCTGCAGATCACCGGCGTGTTCGACGATGCGTACCTCAAGGATGTGATGTTCGAGGACGCATCGTCCGGCGTGACGACGGTGTCAGCGGTCCTCGGCGTCCAGTTGTCGCAGTTTGCGGTCATGCCAGTCCAGAACGATCAGCTGTATGTCGCGAGCGTCAATACGACGTTTCTCGTGCGCGAGGTGCGCGTCGACAGTCGCGGCGGCGCAAAGCTGATGCTCAGCAAGGTGAGTTCTCCATGACGACGTCGGCAGACATTCGCGCGTTGTTCGTGACGGCACTCACCGGCGCGACGGACGCGGGCGCAGCGGTGTATTCGCCATTCGATTGGCCGACTGCATCCGATTCGTACCCTCTGGTTCTCGTGCGGGCGCCCAAGGAGCGGAAAGAGTCGCTTGGTCGTAATGCGCCGCTGTTCACAGTGACGACCACCATCGAGATCATCGCGCGAACGAAGTCGCCGGCGCTCGTCGGCGATGCTGGATCAGCTGTCGCACTCGCTGCGGCCGAGGCCCTCAAGTTGCAGATCGAGGTGGCGTTGATCAATAACCCGGCGATCTGGGCCGATCCGAACGGCGGCCAGCGTATCCAACAGTTTGCATCTGTCGATTCTGAGATTTCGACGAGCTCGGAAGGCGAAATGCCAATGGCCGAGTTGCTGATGCATATCGAAGTCGAGTTTGCGCAAGGCCCTGCGGACTTCTTTCCGCTGCCAAGTACGCCTCTCGAGGGTTTCGACGTCACCGTCGAAGAGCCCCCCGGGACGACTGAGCCGTATTTCACGATCGAACTTCCACAACCCATTTCGTAGGAGCGCCGAATGCGCATCAAACCTGCACCGGGCCTGTCTGTGCGCGACCCGGAGACGAAGCAATTGCTGCCGGCCGATGGCATCGACGTGCCCGACAACAGCATCCTCTGGACCAAAATTCTCAACGATGGCGACGTCGTGCTGGTGACCGCGAAGTCGGTTCCCGCGAAGGAAGGTGACAAGGCATGAGCACGATCCCGTTCAAAGTCATTCCGTCCGGTCTGCGTCTGCCGGGCTCGTTCTTCGAGCTCGACAATTCGCAGGCCAATACAGCGCAGGGCAACCAGCGCGCGCTGATCATCGGCCAGATCACGGCGACCGGCATCGCGACGCCGAATGTCCCGATCATTTCGGGCGGTACCGGCGACGCGAATCTGCAGGGCGGGGCGAGTTCGATGCTCGCCAATATGGTGGCGACGTACCGTCTGAACGACAGCTTCGGTGAAGTCTGGTATCTGCCTCTGGCGGACGCTGCCGGCGCCGCAGCCGCCACCGGCACGATTGCATTCACGGCGGCGCCGACCGCCAACGGCACGATTGCACTGTACATTGCCGGCCAACTGGTAAGCGTTCCGGTCACGCCGGCCATGACCACGGCGCAGATTGCCACCGCGGTCTCCGCTGCAATCAATCTGATCCCGGCAATGCCGGTGTCGGCGTCGGTCACGACCAGCACGGTCACGCTCACGGCCGACAACAAGGGATTGTGCGGCAACGAGATCAGCATTCTGCTGAACTATTACGGCACGGCCGGCGGCGAAGCGACACCAGCAGGTCTGACGTACACGATCACGGCGATGACCGGCGGCACGACGAACCCGACGCTGACGACGGCACTCGGTAATCTCGGCAACATGACGTTCGACTTCATCGCGTCGCCGTACACGGACACCGCGTCGCTGGATGCCGTCAAGCAGTTCCTCAACGACCAGACGGGTCGCTGGAGTTGGACGCAGCAACTGTACGGCCATTCGTTCGGCGCGTACGTGGGCACGTTTGCGGCGCAGACGACGCTCGGCCTGGCACGCAACAATCAGCACGAAACGATCATGGGTTTCAACGGCAGCCCAACGCCGAGCTGGTTGTGGGCTGCTGCGCTGTGCGCGCAGGCGGCCGTGAGCGTTCGTGCTGATCCGGGCGTGCCGCTGCAATACCTGCCGCTGCTCGGTGTGCTGGCACCCCCGAATCAATCGCAGTTCCTGCCGAGCCAGCGCGAGACGCTGCTGTATGACGGCATCTCAACCTTCACTGTGCAGCAAGACGGCACGGTACTGACCGAGAACGTCATCACGACGTACCAGCTGAACACGCAGGGCCTCCCGGACAATAGCTATCTCGAAGTGGAAACGATGTTCCAGCTGATGCTGGAGATCCGGACGCTTCAGACGATGCTGTCGTCGAAGTATGCGCGCTGCAAGCTCGCCGACAACAACACGCGTCCGGCGGCGAATTCAGGTCTCGTCACGCCGAACCTGATCAAGTCGGACATCATTGCGCTCTACCAGGAGCGTACGGATGCCGGCTTCGTTCAGAACGCTGATGCATTTGCATCGGCACTGGTCGTGAATAAGAACACGGTCAACGCGAACCGCGTCGACATCCTGTGGCCCGGCACGCCGGTGAATCAGATGCGCACGTTCGCGACCTTGGTCCAGTTCAGGCTCCAGTGATCGACTGACCACAATAGCAGAGCCGCCTGATGGCGGCTTTGTCACTTTCTGGAGGGCATTAAATGTCCAGCAATCTTCTCGCCGGGATCGCGAAGGTCTCGATCGACGGCGTAACGCGTCAGCTCGAGGGCGGTGCCAAATACAGCTCGTCCACGGTGAAGCGCGAAGCACTGACCGGCCCGGATGGTTTTCACGGGTGGAAAGAGACGCCTGTCCCCGGCTCGATCACGATGTCGCTGCGCGATGCCGGCGACATGACTGTCGGCGACTTCAACACGTTGCGCAACTCGACCGTCGTGCTCGAACTCGCGAACGGCAAGATCGTCACCGGCCGCAACATGGGCACGACGGATGCGCAGGAAGTGGACACCGAAGACGCCAAGTTCGAAGTCAAATTCGAGGGCCCGCAAGTGTCCGAACAAACTGTGTCGGTGAGCTAATCCATGAGCGACGAAGAGAAAAAGCCGCGCAAGGTTATGCCCGACAGCATCACGATCGAGCTTTCGAAGCCGATCATCCTCAAGGGCACCGAGGAGACGGAAATCTCGGAAATTGAGCTGAAAGAGCCGACACTCGGTCAGCTTCAGGCCTTCATCAAGCGCACGGCCAAAGAACATGCCGTCGAATGCATGAAGTGGCTGATTAGCGAGATTTCCGGCGTGCCAATGCTCGCGCTGACCAATATCGGCGTTCGCGACTATTACAAGGCGCAGGACTATCTGACGGCGTTCCTGACGCCTCCAGATGAGGATGACCCCGAGGGAAACGGGGAGGGCTCCCAGTAGATTGGGAGCACATCGTTCGCATCACTGAGCGGTTCTGGCGCTGGCAGCCCAGCGAAACGAAGCAATTGACGTGGAGTGAGGTGCGTAATTATGCGCATCACGCCGCACGCATGTTGAAAAAGGACTGAGCGTGGCACAAGACTTTGTTATCCGCATCCGCGCCGACGATGCGGCGACGGCGACGGTCAACAGGATCAAGGCCGCGCTCAGCAAAGTTACCGAACCGGTCGACAAAGCGCAGAAGCGTGTCGGGCAGTTGGGCAACGTCGGCCAGGTGGGTCTTTCGAAGCTGACCAAAGGCCTTGGCGGCGTCGAGCGCGCGGCGTCCGGTGTTGTCGACAAGATCGTCGAGATCATTCCCGGCCTGACGGCAATCGGCGGCGCCGCGTCCCTCGCGGGGCTCACGGCGCTGGCGACCAAGTTCGGGACGTTCGGTTTCAACCTGAACAAGTCCTCCAAGCTGCTCGGGATGAATGCGCAAGACCTGGCTTCATGGCACGTAGCAGCGAAGCGCGCCGGCGTATCGGCTGATCAGTTCGATTCGGCGATGAGCGGTTCGCAGATGACGATTCGCGCTGCTGCGTTCGGCGCCGATCCGCACGCGATGATGCTCCTCCAGAAGATGGGCGTGCAGATCCAGCGCAACAAAGACGGGACCATCGATTACTACTCGACACAGATGCGCCTGATGAAGGCAATCGAGGGGCAAAAATCGGTGGAAGCGCAGCGCGATGTGGCAGGAACGTTCGGCATGGGCAGTCTCCTACCGATGCTCCAGCAAGGCACGTACGACTCAGATAAGGCGCGCGCCTTCAGCAAGGGGCTCGTTCCCACGGCGGAAGAGGTGGAGCGCGCGGCGCAGTTCCATCGGGACATCAACGACCTCGAGGATTCGGTCACGGGCCTTGGAAACAGCATCGGCTCACGGCTGATTCCGATACTGGATCCGTTGGTGAACGGATTCGCAAAGTGGCTTGACGCGCACCGCGCTCAGATTGCAGATCAGATTGCTACGGCAGTTCAGAAGCTGGCCGACTGGGTTTCGAAGATTGATTGGAATAACGTTGCCACCAAGGCCAAACTGCTGTGGGATAACCTGGGTGGCGTAAAGGGCGTGGCGATTGCGATTGCTGCCATCAAATTTGCAGGACCGATCGGTGGCGTGGCAAACCTGATGGCGAGCCTGCTTACGCTGACGTCTACCACGATTCCCGCTGCGGTGACCGCGCTCGGTACACTCGGCCTCGCGGGGATTGCGGCATGGGGCGCGCTGAAGGTTGCAAAGCTCGCTGGCCTGCCAGACGTTGACAACAAGCAGGGCGTCGAAGATGTGCGTAACGGCGACTGGCTTGCTGCGTCCACGCATCTCCCGGCGGGCGATTTCCTGCGTGCACTCGCAGCGCGCGCGGCGGGTAGGTCAGACGCGGATATTGCTGCGTCGCTCCAGGGGGGCGCCAACCCGGCAGATCCGACGTCGGCGCCGGGTGCAACGGATTCGAGCGGGAAAAAGGTGCCGCTCGGCATCAGGAGTAACAACCCGACGAACATTCTCGATCACGACCGCGAACTCACGTATGAGACGCCCGAGGCTGGCATCCGTGCGGCCGCAGAGAATCTGCGGCGCGGTTATCGAGGCCTGACGCTTGCCCAGATCACGGACAAGTGGACTGGGGGTGCGCGTGTCGGGAACGATCCGACGCGAATGGCGAACTACACGGGCATCCTGTCACAGGGTACCGGGCTCGCCGCCAATCAGACGCCAGACCTTAATAACCCGGCGATGCTTGCGGCGCTAGTGAAAGCCCAGATTCGGGCCGAGAACGGGCAACAGCCGTACTCGGATGATCAGGTAGGAGCTGGCGTCGCGGCCGCGCTCTCGGGCAAGCAGGGCGGCGGTGGTCGGCTTGCCGATGACGGCCATGACTCGCGTGTCGCACAGCTTCAGCAGGCTGCGTTGCACGTGACGTTCAGCAATGTGCCGGCCGGCACACGTGTGGAAGCGAAAACGGCGGACGGCGGCTATCTGCCGACGAAGGTCAATTACGCCATGGGTGGCGATGGAGCATTGCCTTGAGTACCTCAACGAACGCACTGAATGTCGCCGGCAGCATCGGCGGCGTTGCGTCCGCCGTTGGAAATTTAGCCAGTCTCGTCGGCTTCCAGACGGGGACATGGCTGGATTCGCTCAAGCAGGCGAGTTATGGTGGGGTGCCGTTCGGAATCGAATCTGTTCGGACCTCGGCCGGCAGAAAACAGGCTATCCATAATTACCCGTTTCGCGATGATGTGTGGGTCGAGGATCTGGGCAAAAAGGGGCGGCAGTTCGAGGTTCTTGGCTTCCTGGTCGAAGACGATCTGATCACCAAGGCCGGCCCGGTCGTCGCGCAACGCAACCAGTTGCTGCAAATCTGCGAGGCTCCCGGAAACTGGACCCTCGTGCACCCGACGCTGGGCACGATCAGGAACGTCGCGTGTCTGAGCGTCGAGACGATGGAGCGCGTCGACCTCGGCCGAGTGTTTGAGATCCGGCTGACGCTGATCGTTTCAGGCGATCGGCTATTCCCGAAATCCACCATCTCTAGCGGCGACGCAAGCATCAACAATGCGTCGCTGACCGGCATCGCGGCGCTGGTCGACTTCGTCAGAACCACAGCATCCGCGATTCAGGCCGGCGCTGCAGTCGTGCGGCAGGCTGTCTCCACAGTAGTTGGCTGGTATCAGCTTGGCGTGACCGCGATCAACGATGTCAAGCGCGTGATCGGCGCGGTCTCCACGCTCTTTGGGAACTTCGGACGACTGTTCGGGGGCGCCAATAACGGCTATGCCGGCGCGAATGTGAAGGCGTCGCCGAGCACGACCGCGGACGATTTGTTGTCGGCTGCGACCGCGGCGCGAGCTTCGGTCGTTGCCGCTGGCGCGGTGCTGCAAACCGCAGCGTTGAATCCGTCGGATTCAGCAACGCTCGGTGCTGCGGCGCAGTCGTTCATTTCGACGGTTGCCGCTGCTGCGACTGATCCGGCTGACGCTGTACGCATGATCAGTTCGCTGGCGCAGTATTCGCCGGCACCCGTGACCACGCCCGGCCAGATCGGATCTGCGATGAGCGTGATGCAAGTCGCGCTCGCTGCGCTTTTGCGGCGGTATGCGCTCGCGCAGCTCGCCGTGACGCTAACGACGTACCAGCCGGCTTCGCAGGACGACGCGAACACGACGCTCGCCAATACGGTGAGCCTGTTCGATGCAGAGATCACGACGGCGGGCGATGCAGGCGACGACGACACTTATCAGGCGTTGCGAACCTTGCGGCAGTCGGTCATTGCCGATCTCGCGGCGCGCGGCGCGGACCTTGCATCGATTGCGACGTTCAAGTTTCAGGCGCCGCTGCCGTCACTGGTGCTCGCGAACCGGATCTATCGCGATCCGACGCGCGAGCCCGGTCTCGTGCAGCAGATTGACCCACGGCACCCGGCATTTTGCCCAACGACTTTTCAGGCGCTAGCCAGCTGATGAGCGACGACATCACCCTGAGGGTGTCGACGTGTACGCGAAACCCCAATGCAGCGCCTGGGCAGCCGACTTACACGACGTCGAACACCCGAAATATCACGGGATGGCTGGGGATCCGGCTGTCACGCGGTATCGAGCGGTGCCCGTCCGATTTTGACGTGTCGTTCACCGAGCCATACCCGGGCGTGTCGGACGTCATCGTGCAGGAAGGGGATCAGGTCGAGGTGCTGCTCGGCGCTGACGTGGTGCTGTCCGGCTTCGTCGATCGCTACCTGCCGAGCTACAACGCGCGCGAGCATACGATCCGGATTACGGGGCGCAGCAAATGCCAGGACCTCGTCGACTGCTCAGCAAAGTGGACTGGCGGTCAGCTTCTGAATATGCCGCTTCTGCAGATCGCCCAGAACCTTTGCGGCGTGTACAGCATCCCCGTCGCACTGGCCGCCGGCGCGAATCAGGGTGATCCGATTCCACAGTTGAACATCATGGTCGGCGAGCCGATCTATGACGTGCTCGAGCGGCTCTGCCGGTTCCGTGCGCTGTTGCTGTACGACCAGCCCGACGGAAGCCTGCTGCTCTCTGGCATCGGCACGCAGCAGGCCGCTTGCGGGTTCAAGGAAGGTGTCAACGTGCAGGCGGCGAGTGCCATATTCGGCATGGACGGACGGTTTTCCGACTACGACGCGGTGCGCCAGAGCCTCGACACATGTGAGGACGTTGGCGACGGCGGCAACCTGATCGCGAGCGTCCAGGATCCGACCGTGCCGCGCCTTCGGTATCGTGCGATTGTTGCTGAGTCCGTGTTCGGCGGTCAGGATGTCGCCGCGCAGCGGGCGCAGTGGGAAAAGGCTCGACGCTACGGCCGTTCATACGCCGTGCGCGTGTCAACGGATAGCTGGCGGGACTCGGCCGGCGTGCTGTGGACGCCGAACACGCTGGTGCCGATCGATCTGCCGGGCCTGAAATTGAAGCCGCGGACGTGGCTGATCGCCGACGTGACCTATAAGCGCGACGCGAGCGGAACGAACGCCGATCTAGTGATCATGCCACCGCAAGCCTTCTATCAGGAGCCGATCATCCTCAATCCGATCGCGCCCGACGTGAACACGGTGAACTGATGGACTCGACTTCAATCGAGCGGCTCTTCATGAGGCTGCGCGGATTGTTTGGGCGCGGCCGTGTGACTTACGTCGACGACTCGGGCCCTGTGCAGAAGATGCAGGTCCGCATGAACGGCCTGATTACCTCCGACAATCGGCTGCGGCTCGCGGAATTCGGGTTTGCGTCGAATCCACCGGTCGGCTCCGATGTGCTCGCGCTGCATGTCGCCGGTGACAACAGCGACGGCGCGGTATTCGCGACTAACCATCAGCAGTCGCGGCCAACCGGCTTGTCGGCTGGCGAATCGATGCTGTACAGCCAGGACGGGAAATACGTCTACATGACGGCAAGCGGCGGAATCGTCGTCGAGGCGAAAGGGCAGGACGTAGTCGTCAACGATGCGCGAGACGTGACGTGGAACCTGAGCGGGAAGCTGAAGATCGTGGCGCCAGGGGGTGTTGAGATCGACACGCCGGAGATTACGACGCCCGGCGACATCATCGACAACTCGGGAACGAACGCACACACCATGGCGCAGATGCGATCGATCTACAACTCGCACACCCATCCGGTTCCGAATGTGCAGCTTGGTGGTCCGGGCACTACAACGAACGGCCCGAACCAGCCCGAATAGCGCCCAGCGCTCAACAACTCAGCCCGCCGCGCGCGGGCTTTTTTACGCCTGAGCGAAATGGCCGACGCAACGATCTCGTGGGACACAGCCAATAACCGTGGCGACTGGAGCATGTCCGGTCCGTTGCTGACGACTGGCAGCGATCTTCAGACCGCAATCATCATCAGCATCTTTTCAGACCGGATGGCGCAGCCCGGCGATGTGATCCCAGACGGCTCCAGCGATCCGCGCGGTTGGTGGGCCGACGACACGGTGCCGATCGGCTCACGACTCTGGCTGCTGCGGCGCGCGAAGCAGACCAAGGAAACGCTCCAGAAGGCATACGACTACCTCGCCGAGGCCCTGCAGTGGCTGATCGATGACGGAGTCGTTGGACGCTTCGACATCAGCACGCAGTGGGTGCGCACCAGCGTTCTCGGTGCGCAGATCACCGCATACAAACCCGACGGCACTTTATTGACGACGGGCCGCTATACGTGGGCCTGGGAAGGAATCAACTGATATGCCGTACGCACGACCAACACTCACGCAATTGCGCGCGCAGGTCGCCGCTGACATTCAGTCTGGCCTTCCAGGATCAGATCCGCTGCTTCGATTCTCAAGCCTCAACATTCTCGGCACTGCTCTCGCCGGGCTCGCGCAGCTTCAATACGGTTACACCGACTGGGTAGCAAAGCAGTCGAATCCGTTCACCGCGCAGGAGGAGTTCCTCGAAGCATGGGCGGCCCTCAAGAATGTGTTCCGCGAAGCGGCCACGCAGGCCGGATCGACAGTGCCGGGACAGATCACGTTTGCTGGCACAAACGGAACGCCGCTGCCCATCGGTACGCCGATCGTGCGCGGCGATGGTGTCGGCTTCACGACGACCTCTGCGGGCATCTGGTCCGGCAACAACGTAACCGTGAACGCCGTCGCCAATGCTGATCCGTCGGGACTGACCGGCGCGTTCGGTAATTGCGCTGTTGGCACGGTCATGACGCTCGGTACGTCTATCGCCGGCATCAACTCGACCGGCTCCGTGAGCGTCGCCTTCACCGGCGGCGCCGACGTCGAGAAGGACGACAGCCTGCGCGCGCGGATGCTGCAGGCATACCAGAACAGGCCGCAGGGCGGGGCACAGAGCGACTATGTGACGTGGGCGCTACAGGTTAATGGCGTCACGCGCGCGTGGTGCAACCCGAACGGCTTCGGCGCAGGCACCGTCGTCGTGTACACGATGTTCGATGTCACGGAATCCGCCAACAACGGGTTCCCCCAGGGCGCCAACGGGGTGGCGACGCTCGAGACGCGCGGCACACCGGCGACGCTCGATCTGCTCACAGTGGCGAACTGGATTTATCCCTTGCGACCGGCGACGGCGCTGGTGTACAGCGTTGCGCCGACGCAGCAGGTCGTCAATTTCACGATCACTGGAACCAGCAGTTTCACGACGGCGATGAAGTCGGCAATTGCCGCGGCGATCTCCGGCATCTTCGTGCTGTATGGCTCGCCGCTCAGCACGACGCCCGGCCAGAACGGAACGGTCGATCTGTCGTACATCGAATCGGCAATCGCGGCGATCTCGGGCACTCAGGGCTTCGTGATTACCGCGCCAACCGCAAACATCGTTGGGACCACTGGCCAGCTTCCAGTGCTCGGAACGATTACATGGCTCCCCTAAATGGCTGCTCCGAACTATCAGGCATCTGATTTCCTGAAAGCAATTCAGGCCCTCATGCCGAGGGGACTTGCGTGGCCGCGTGACCCGACGTCGGTCATGGGGCAGGCGATGTCCGGCCTTTCGCCGACGTGGGCGCGACACACGGCCAGAAACAACAACCTGCTGATCGATGCATTCCCTGCGACTGCGGATGAACTGCTTCCTGAATGGGAAGCCGCCCTCGGCCTGCCCGACCCGTGCGCGGGCGTGGCGCCGACGTTGCAGGCCCGACAGGCGCAGGTCGTCGCGCGGTTCGCTTCGTCCGGTGGCCAGTCGATCCCGTACTTCATCAACTACGCCAAGAACCTTGGCTACACGGTGACGGTGACGGAATTCACGCCATTCAGGGTTGGGCAACAGCGCATGGGTGCGCAACTCGGTTTGCAGGACTGGGCCTTCACCTGGCAGATCAATTCAGCGCTCAACACCGTGACGTATTTCCGGACAGGTTTGTCCAGCGCCGGCGAGCCATTGGCCGCATGGGGTAACGCCGTTTTGCAATGCGAGCTCAGCGCGATCAAGCCTGCGCATACCTATTTGAATTTCGCGTATCACTAAAGGACCAGCATGTTCCAAACCGATCAGCCAACCGCTGCCAATGTTCTGCCCACTCCGGCGGCGCCCGGAACGCCGGGATATTTCACGAATGGCAACCCGGCAACCGGAGTGCCCGCGACGATCCTCGACGCAGACTTCGTGAACATGCTCATGCTAGAGCTGGTGAACGTCGTGTCGGCCGGCGGCTTGACCCCGAGCAAAACGACGTACACGCAGGTTCGTGACGCTATCAAGCGGATTGTGCAGAACACTGTCGTGCTTGCAGATACCGGCGCGGTCAACGCGTACGCGGCGGTCAATGCAACTCCGCTTGTCGCAGGTACGTGGGTCGATGGCGTCGTGCAAGCGGTAAAGATCGCCCACACCAATACCGGCGCGTCGACGTATGCACCGGATGGACTTACTGCAATTCCGATCTATGGCTTGGGCCTTCAGCCGCTGCAGGGCGGCGAGCTATCGCTGAACGGCACGGCAATACTGATGCACGCGACCATCGTTGGCGTGAACAGCGGCAACCCGATCGCCGTGTTGATGGAATGTGCGGGAGGCGCTCAGCAAGTCCCCCCCGCCACTGCCAGCCAGCACGCCATGCAGCTCGGGCAGGCGACGGGCAGACTTCTCAATGTTCAATTATTCAGCAGCTCTGGGACCTATACGCCGACCCCGGGAACCAATTCGATTATTGTTGAGGGTATCGGCGGTGGTGGTGCTGGAGGCGGTACGACGGCGGGAGGCGCTGGCACGGCATCTGGCGGTGGTGGCGGGTCGGCGGGGTGCTACGGACTGGCTCGATTCGTAAGCGGTATTGGGTCGATGGCGGTCACCATTGGCGCAGGTGGTACAGGAGTGTCGGGCGCTGCAGGAGGCACAGGCGGCACCACCTCGCTTGGCAGTCTGATGACATTGCCAGGAGGCGGTGGTGGCGGCCTGAGTTCAGGCGCTACTTCCGCATCAGTGACGGGATCGAGCGGCGTCGCTTCGGCGGCAGGCACGATTACTGGTGCCGCGTCTTTCATATCAACGCAGGGGCCAATCGGTGTCGCTGGCATCGCACTCTCTGCGACGTCCGTCCTCGGCGGTAAGGGTGCTGATACGCGCTTTGGTGCAGGCGGCCAGCCCTCCGGTGCAAACGGTACGATCTCAAGTGCAGGAGCCGCTGCGGCCGGGTATGGTGCAGCTGGCGGCGGAGCGATAGGCATTAATAACGGCGCGACCGGAATAGGCGGATCGGGGTTCAAAGGTATCTTGGCAATCTATGAGTACGCATAATGGACAATTACGCTGTGGTGAGTCTTGGAATTGTCATCAATGTCATTGTCTGGGATGGAGACGCAGATAGTTGGCAACCCCCTGGTGAGACGACGGCAGTTGCAATTCCGGGGGGTGCCCCGGTATCAATTGGCTGGACGTATGACGGAGAAAAATTCACCGCCCCGGACTGAGACTGCCGGGTTGCGGTATGATCAGCAGATCCAAATGCGCATGAGGAGACGCCATGAAATTTCCGGGGCGAATATTCAGCCAGTCGAAGACGGAGCATTTTGAAAACGGGAAACAACAAGTTATCGATCGGTCTGGTCGATGGGTAGCTCACAATATAATTCTCCCGTTCGGGCACACCATCTCTTCCGAGATTGCGGGCGACCATTACCGGTTGCGTCGCTTCTTACAGGTGGTGGCTGATTGCCAACCGAAACCGTTCTCCGCGTTGCGAGTCGTGGACTTCGGATGTCACGAGGGGCTCTATTCAATTGAGTTCGGCAGACAAGGTTCTACGGTGGTTGGCATCGAGGGAAGGCAGATCCATATCGATAAGGCCGAGTTCATCCGGAATCAACTCGACCTTAAGGATGTTTCGTTTCACTGCGACGACGTTCGCAGTTTTGCGCGTGACAAGTACGGCCGTTTCGATGTTGCAGTCTGCACCGGCATTCTTTATCACCTCGGCTTCGAAGATGGAATGAAATTTCTCGAGGAAATCTGCGCATCTTCGAATATGGTGATCGTCGACACTCACGTCGGATTGCTTCCGGAGCATGCCGCCATGTACAAAGAGAAAGAGTACTGGGGTCACGAATATAGTGAGCCGCCGGTCAATGAAACGGACGTCCATGATGTCCTAAAAAACAATGGTGCATCAATCGGAAACAATATTAGCTTCTGGCTAACGCGTGGCTCCTTGTTCAATGCCATGATGGATTTCGGTTGCACGTCAGTTTTTGAGATCGGCACGCCCGCGATACCCGGCCAGTTCTTTGATCGCGTGACTTACGTGGGAGTCAAGGGAAAGCCTGTAAAAGTGATGTCCGCACCCGAGCATTTTGCTTCAGAGAACCCAAGGCATGGCCTATATCCATGCTTGCACACTGCAGGTCAACCTCTTCCTGAGTATTGATGAGCTATTGCTACGCATGAAATAGTGCTTGTAGCTCAGCGTGAACCCGCCATTGCCGACCGACACGCCGGCCAACGGACCAACGGATCAGTAAACATCGGACAGGTGCAGGCTCTGCTGCGCGACGCTTGGGTCGATCTGCCACCCTGAAACATCCTCCGACCAACTGTCGCGATGGATGTATGCGCCAGCCTCGACACCGAGCCGAACGCCATAGACCCAGTAATACGGCTCGATGGTCAACGCAATTTAGCAGTAGCTCATGGCTCGATCGCAAATTGCTGGACGATTGCGTTCAGCACTTGCGCTTCACGTTGAGCCTTGATTGCGTATAGCGCATCCCCAGGATGGACTCCATCATTCAGCATACTCTGCCAGTTCGGAAGTGTCTGGATGTAATCGAACTGCCTGATAACTGGGACGTTCTGTATTGACGCCACCTGATCAATGATCTCCACGTAGGGCGCCAGTTCCGGCAAGCCAGGACGAGTGATCGGATTTGGCTCCTCAAGAACAGGGGTCTTGCCGGCCATGCGAACCCGTTCTACCCACGTCGTTAGGTTGCTGTAGAACTGGTCCGTCGTCACGCGCTGCGCATCGTTGATAGCATAGTTTTCGATGACTATCTGCGCCAGACTCACGGCCAGCCTCTTTTCGAATACCCCCGAATAGTACGGTGCGGTGCCGTTCAGGCTGTCAGCGACGGAAGCGCTAGGAACGCCATTGTTGTTGACGACGATCCGCGCCGAGAATTCGCCCTGCAGAACAGATTGCAGGACGGCCGGGGCATTGTTCTTTGTCTGGAAAGGCTGTCCGCTCGCGTCTTTTTCCAGACCCCACATCGTCGAATCGCCTTCCGCGTCGATGGTAATTGTCTGGACGGATTTTGATTGTGTTGGAGATGCGACTACTGGCGGCGCCGAAGATCCGCCACCGCCGCCGCAGCCGCTGCACGCCATGACAAGCATCCCCAGCGCCGATGCGCATAACCCCTTCGCCATAACTTCTCTCGCGTTGTTTTTGTTCCAGCGCGAGATGATACATGGCATGCGGACTACTGCTGCTGCTCTCCATCGGGCGCCGGGGAGTCGGCGTTCAAGTCGATCGTGGCTCCGACTCGGCGCATGCGTTGTAGCACCCGCTCGATCGTCTTGTCGTCCAGTTCGAGGCGTGCAGCGGCGAAAAATAGCATGTGCGGATTCATGTCCCGCGGCTTCTCGCCTCCAGTGTAGTTGCGCCATTGACGGCCGCTCGACACTCCGAATAGCGATGCCATCTTGGACGCCGACAGACCCAGTTCGTTTTTCAGACGATCGAGGTCTTGCGGTGAGGGCGGGTTGTAGAGCATGGCGGGATCCAGCACCCAAGTGGGTGCGAAAGCAGGTATTCATGGCAGTGTCCTTTCGGATAGACGGGCCGCGCGTGTGCGCTTCCAACAGGATCCAATGTAGGACGTTTGGGCCTATATGTCAATCGTTAGCCGAAACCTTTTTCCTTACTCAATGGTTGAAGCGTCCAAAGCAGTTGGCGCCCTTTTTGTCGTATTGAACCCGCAGATTGCGGCCAGTCTGCGGCCGGCTTGTACCGATAGCGACTCAATCGGAGAGAAAAGGTGAGCGCCGACAAGACACAGCGGGACCACAACCAAGATTTCAATCGCGGAAACCGCGAATCCATGGACGCCCGATTTGATCAACCACAGGCCCAGTCGAGACGCCACGATGCACAAGACAAGGCTATGTACCAGATAGAGTGGAAAGGATAGTAGTCCGAGCTTATGAGACAGTCGGCACTCCATCGCGCTTATCAGGCGTGCATTGACAAGAACGGCCGCAACGACAATGGTGCCGAGGATCGATACGGTGGTAGTGCTCGAGTACAGGTGCCGTTGCACAACCGCGACGTACCACATTATCGCAATTAGGCTAATTGATAAATACGCGGCATAACGCGACGATCGGATTTTCTCGATCGCGCTCGAATCGTAGACTTCCGCCAGCATTATTCCGGCAATGAAAGCCGAGAATGAAGAATCCATGGCAGCGCAGGCAGACCAGAACAGGACGTATGCAAGCCATCGCGCGCGAAATCTACCCAGCGCGGTGAGGACGGCAAAAACGATAGCGCTGCCAGCTAATTCGACACTCATGGTCCATAAGACCGGACTGTATGAATGCAACGGCTCGTAATGGAAAAACACGTCCCAAAGAGCGAAGCGAAGCGCGTCGCCGAGCGATTCGTGAAATTGATACGCTGAGGCCGGCCAGTTTGTGTGCCCGGTCAACCCAGCCAGTTGAGGTGCGGCGTTCAGTCCCAAGCGCATCATTGAAAAACCAAGTAGCGATGCAGCAAGGACCGGAATAGCTAGTCGTGGGTATCTTCTGATGGCGAGAGACGCAATACCTCTCCTTGATCCACCGCGCACGAAAGCAATGGATAGTGAAAATCCAGAGACAACAAAAAACACGTAGACCGCTAGTGCGCCATCCATCGGCGGCATGAGCCAACGAAGGGTATGTAGCTGGTCCGCCGTGAGCACGAACGTCGGCAGTAGATGGTAGAGGACAACCGCTAGCGCTGCCCACCCTCTAATACCGTCCAAGAAAAGTAGCCGGCTGGGTTCTCTGTGTTGCATATGCGTCTTCTGACTCTCGAGGCGCCTATTCTATCAGCGCCGCATTTTCGCCCCTTGCAACCCATAACAGCACCAGGAGCGCCTTTTGGCCCGGTCAGATGGTAGGGGGTGCGTCACGTAGCAAATAACACAACCATTGGCCGCCTGAGAGCGGCTTTTTTTATTTCCGGGGATTGAATGGATTACGCCGCCGTCGCAGAGGTTGGATGTGCAGGGTTCGCTGCTGTCAGCGGTCTTTTGGGGTGGCTCTGGCAGCGCTCTGAATCATTGCGCGACAGGACTATCAAGGATCAGGGCGAAACCATCAAAGAGATCGGCAGGGCGCTTGATGCACACAAGCTATACGTCGCCGAGCACTACGTCACCCAGACCGAGTTGACCAAGGCCGTCGGCAGCCTGGAGCGCTCAATCGAGCGCCTCATTGAGGCGGTCAACCAGAACTCGAAAGAGACGCGCGAAGGCTTCGCCGAGATCCATCGGCGCATTGACACGAAGGCGGATAAATGAATCTGACTGTTCCCATCGTTGCCGCGGGGTGCGGCGCGACCGTCATGCGCGCATCGCAGTGGGTGCAGCCGCTTCAGGCAGCGTGCGACAAGTACGCGATTACCACGCCACTGAGCGTCGCCGCGTTTCTCACGACGGTCGGCGTCGAGTCGGCACGGCTCGTCTTCACGAAAGAACTATGGGGCCCGACGCTGGCGCAGACCGCGTATGAGCCGCCATCGAAGAAGGCGAGCGAGCTGGGCAACACGCAGCCCGGCGACGGCCTACGATTCTGCGGACGCGGCCTGATCCAGATAACCGGGCGCCGCAACTACTCGCTCGCGGCGATCGGCCTCGACCTCGATCTGCTGAATCACCCCGAGCTGCTCGAGCAGCCGACCAACGCCGCGATGTCTGCGGGCTGGTACTGGTTCAACCGCAGGCTCAACACGCTGGCGGATGCTGGCGATTTCCTCGGCGTGTCGCGCACGGTGAACGTCGGCAGCGCAGCGTCGAAGGCGACGCCGAACGGTTACTCCGAGCGGCTGGCGCTCTATGGCGCCGCGAAGAAAGCGCTCGGCATCATCTGACTCCTGTATCCACTCACCATTGGGCCCGCTTCGGCGGGTCTTTTTCGTTTACGGACATGACCGACGTTACCCAAATCCACGAAGAGAAAGAGACGTTGACAGTCGACGTCAACATCCCTGGCCATGAGCCGCGCAAGACCACGGCGCTGTTCGAGCGCACGCGAAAGGTGCTGATCTCGCGCGACGGCGGCCGCTGCTTCGTTTGCAACGCAACGGCGGAGGAGAGCGGTCATCCGCTTGAGGCGCATCACCACCCGATCGAGCGCTCGTTCGCCGAGATGATCGACTGGGACCGTTTCAAGTTCGACGCGCAGGCCGGCGTATGGGGTGAGGCGATCAAGGCATTCGACTGGGACCACTTCACCGACTGGACCCAGTTCGTCGACGACATGACCGTCAACGGCATGTTGCTCTGCAAGGCGCACCACATCGGGAAAGACGAAGGCATGCATGCACTGCCGTTCCCGATCTGGATCGCGCAAAAGTACGGCAAAGAGGGCTATCAGTTCTCGGTTGCCGAAGTCATTCACCACGCAGCATAGGAGCATCCATGGCTCAAAACTCAGCAGTCGTCACCGGCGGCGTCGCGATCTCGACCGCCACCCTTATGCCCGCAGTTGAGTGGGCGCTCGGCCTGGCGTTTCACGTGCCGGTGCCGGCCAGCGTCTCGGCGCTCGTTGCCGGCGTGCTGGTCTCCGGCGCACACGCAGCGATTAACTACGTCGCCGCGCGCGTCGCGGCCAAGCAAGCCGCTATTCCCGCGCAGTAACCATCTCGCCGCGTCCGCGGCAAAACTCCGAAGGAAATTCCATGAAGAAGCTCATGCTGCTTGCGGCAGGCCTTGTCGCGCTCGTGGCTGGCTGTGCCACCACTGGTTCGCAAACTCCCGCCGAAGTTCCGGCTAACGTTCAGACGCAAGTCACGAAGGCCTGCGCAGTTGCCAATCCGACGTTGCTTTCGTTGCAGGCTATGGCGACTCAGATGACTGCCGACCAAGCCGCCGATCTGGTCAAGGCGTCGACCATTGTTACCGAAGTCTGTTCGGCAAAGGCTCCTGAAATCAACTCGATGCAAGACCTGGTGAATTTCGCCGTCCCGGCAGCAATCCGAATCATCTCTGCTTCGCCGATGAAGGATGCGGACAAGACGACTGCTGAGATCGCGCTGACGGCTGCTTCGGTGGCAGTCTCGGCGGCCCTCGCTCAGTACTCGCCGGCTGTCGCCGTCCCCGCCTCCGGAGCAACGCCATCGTGAGTGCGTTCCTGTCTGAACTCCAGATGGAGAACGCGACGCCGCGCGATGATGGCCTGTGGCGCCTCACGGCGCCGCTCGTCTATCAGTCTGACGTCGCCAAGATGACGTTCACGGTACCGACGGGGTTCGTCACGGACCTGGCATCGGTGCCGCGGATTCCGATTGCCTATCTGCTCGCCGGCGGCACGTCGAACGAAGCGAGCGTGGTGCACGACTTCATCTACTCGACGCATCCTGTGCCGCGCAAAATTGCCGACGCCGTGCTGCGCGAGGCGTCGGCTGTCACCGGCGTACCGGCATGGCGCCGGTGGCTGATGTGGGTGGGCGTGCGGATCGGTGGCGGTGGATCGCACTGGAACGGTTCGGCGACTGCATAACCAGCTGAACCCCTCCGAACCATGCAGCGTTGCTTCGGCAGGCACCCATCTACTCTCGCCATTGGCGACGATCAATCAGCCGAACATCGTAGGAGTGGCGAACGGTTCAGCGGCGGCGCCCGGCGGCGTAGGCAAGTACCGAGCCCCGGTCTCCGCGGCCAGACTGTGGCGGGTAAATATCAGCAGCGCGACGACTGTCTACTGCGTTGGCTTTGCCAACTTCTCGACGAGCACGGCAACGGCGAATGTGCTTATGACCTTTCGCCGGGTCAACTAGGCTCTCGCTTTACTCAATATCGTCGAGCAGCATAAATCCAAATCGCTTCATTTCAACGATTGGAATTGGCGCATCCTTGGGCCGGCCGCTCGGGCGCTTTTTCAGTCGCTCGCTATTCGCGTGAATCTCTTCGTCGTTCCTGCTAAGACGCTCTATCTCGGCGTCAACGTCGCCGAACGGGCGCTCGACTGGCCTTATCTTTTCCACGATTTTCCGCCCCCGTTGCGCAGGAAAATTCCTGCGGTGTGCCGAATCATAGCTCTCGCAGGGCGCTCGAAAAAGAAATATACAAAAAGCGATGCGGCCACGAGAACCGCTAGGCAAATATAAAAATGAGCCGTAACCCCCATCGGATATACCCCCTTCAGTTTCTCCCCGAACCAAAGCATCACTGGCATCTGTAACAGATACATCGCATAGCTTGCTTCGCCGAGCGTCACCGCCGCGCGGTGCTCGAGCAAGCCAAAGCGTGGCAGCGAAGCTATCACCCATATCCCGGCAAGGAACAGTGGTGCATATAGCCCGTTCGCGGAGTAAGCCTTGAGCCCGATCAGCGGAGACACGAAGTACACCAGTGCGACAGCAGCGACGCTGCCGGTGCACATAAACGCTATTGGAGCGGGCCCCGGCTTCTTGAGTTGGAATGCGGTGCCCGCCACCGCGCCGAGTACGAACTCGTCTATGTGCATCAGCGGGAAATAGAAAATGAAGTCGTGGGACTTCGACGGAAACGCTTCATAGTGGAAACGCAGTAAGTAGAAGGTCAGGATCTGCGTTGTGAACCACAGCGCGACCGCGGCGGCGGTCGTGACTCTCAGGTTCTTTCGCGTCAATGCGTCAGCAAAAAACGGGAATACCAGGTAGAACAGCGCTTCGACCGAAAGCGACCAGCCGGGCGCATTCAATGTCAGCGGATAACCGGGCACCCACGATTGCAACAACAAGGCTGAGAGGACAATCTGTGCGGGCGTAGAGGCTGAGATCCAAATCACACTTAGCGCCAAAGCCAGCAGATACACCGGGTAGATTCGCGCGACTCGTGCCACCCAGTATTCTTTCTTTTCGAACCAGTTCATCGGCGTCTGGTAGACCGTCGCCATAATGAAGCCGGACAGGCAGTAAAAGAACGACACGGCGTTATTTCCACGCGCGATCGGCAGATGAAGCCAAGTTGCATCAAATGGCGGGACGGCCTGACCGAAGTGGAACAGAACGACGAATAGTGCGGCGATAAAGCGAAGCGGCGTGAGACGACGCAAATGTTGGTGCACGGAAGTTCTCAGGCAAAACTTTGTAATGGAGCGCAGTCTACAACAAGATTTGGTAAGGGTCGGGTGATACAGCACTCATGCAGTGCCAGCCTTATGCCAGCATCCCTTATCCGAGCGCCTGTTTGCAAGAATTTGCGGGGGTTCGAGTCCCCCGCACGCCGCGCTAGGGTCACCCAAAAAACCGTACCTATGGAGTCTGTCTCGGTAGGCCAATTATGGGTTTGCGAGCTACGGTTTGGCGATTCAAGGGTACGAGGCACGATCGGTATGTATTTGATTTTGCTAGTTTGACTAAGTCAACTCTGTATAGGTTAATAGCCTATCGGGGGTTCGAATCCCCCTCTCTCCGCCAGGAACGAATGATAAGCCGTTGAATCCGTAAGGATTCAGCGGCTTTTTGTTTTGGCTTGCCGCCCGAGCGTCAAACTGG